CTTATTTTTTATATTAAGTTTTATTTTTTAGACATTTCCAAGAGGCATATTCTGGTTATACTTTTCAGCAACAGTACCTGCAAGACTAGCATTACCAAGAATGTCTTTTACAAGACCAGTATTCTCGACAATACCATCATTTCTAGTCTGACCAGTACCATCAGTCTTATAACCACCCTTCATAACAGCCCATTCATAATCATTGAAATCAAGAACAATCTTTCTCGGACTACCATTGGTCTGAGAGATATCATTCTGCAGCATCATAGATGCATACTTATTGACCTGGTCACCAATGATCGGGAAGCAGTTGAAGGATACATTGATTTCCTGGAATTCAATTGTACCTCTAGTAGAGTTATACAGCTGAGAGTTAGGAGCCATAGTAGGCTGAGCATTAGCCAGTAGATAAGCTCTCTCAACTTTTCTCATAGTATTATCAGTTACATAATACAAGAAAGTAAATACTTCATACTGAGGACCAGGATCTTTATAAACAGTACCAACAAGACCATGATAAGTCTTAGCCTTGCTATAAGGATCTTTAATACCAGTGAGATAATACTGCAGATAATTAGTAATAAGGGAACCAGATCTCTCCCAGAATGTCATTTCAACAGTAATGGAAGTATCCATAGTTACGTTATTAATAATCATAAGCTCATTAGTACCATTAGAAATAGTACCAGCATCAGCAGTAATATCAGGAATACCAGAAAGACCTCTAAATTCACCTTCCATAATATGGACAAGTCCATCCTGAAGAGTCTTAACTGCAGCATTCTTATTAGCAAGCTGAGTCATAAAATCAGGAACACCAACAACAGTAAGGAAGGAGTAACCTGATTCAAAGACATCAAACTGCTTTAAATTGGAAAAATCAGTAACGCCTTTCATCAGAGTGTATTCTGTAACACTTCTGGGCATCTTAATATAATTAAGACCAGCAGCCATATTTTACTTCCTCCTTATTAATATGCTGGATTCGAATCAGGGGACCCTTCAATAGCAAAGACATCAAAGATTTCACCCTGCGGGAAGTCCTTATAATAACAATACAGGGAAGCATTGAAGATCTTCTGAGCAGTCATAACATCATCACGAGTATAGATCAGCTCAATAGACTTAAAGTACTTCTCATAGTAACTAATAACATTATCATGAATCAGCTTCTTATACTGGGCAAAATCATTTCCATCCATAAGCATGAATCTGATCTTCGGAGTATACCTTCTAATATCCTTGATACACATCTGAGTGATAATGACATTAGAAGAGAAGCTAAGAGGACCCCAATGATCCTGAGAAGTATAAGTGGACTGAACACTAACAATACCATCATCAGAGGAATAGTTAGCATAGTTTACTCTCAGGTCATCAAGTTCAGTCTTCATATCTCTGCTAGGAGTAATACGAGGAATAATATTCAAAGTATTACCAACCATTTCAGTGATAATGAAGTTATTGAATTCTCCAGCAATAGGAGCATTCGGGTTATTCATATAATGAGATACAAGAAGAGGGGCAATACCATGAAGCATTGTAACCTTAACCTGCTTCTTAGAGAAGTCATCAATAATATCATAAGTAGTCATATAGTCACCAACAAACGGACTATGGACCCAATCACTAGAAGTAATCTTATTGATAACTTCATCAATATTATCAGGTTCAAGGCCAAGATCTCTAAAGTAGAAGAAATCTTCTCTAAATGCAGCAAGATCAACAATAAGACTCTTAACTTCATCAGGATAGTTTGCATCTACACAGAAATCAATCTTATGATAATCAAGATCATAGATCTCATCATAAGAATAGAAGAAGTTAGGATCTTCTGCACTCAGAAATGCTGTGGCAGCAGTAATCCAGGCATCAGTAGCACCATTTTCACCAGGGAATGGAGCATCACCAAATGAACCATTGTCTCCACCTTTAAGAGTATATCCATAAGTAGAAGACATATCAATACCATCAGCACCACTAAAGTCTACAGTAAATGTAGTAAGAGAATTACCCTTCTTATCCTTACCATTCAGAATATCAAGATTATAGAAAGTATCATAATCAATAGTAGTTACACCATCAGTAGTGATAGTATAACCAGCTTCTGTAGCAAGCTTATCAACAAAGTTCTGGAAAGATTCTTTGCAGTAAGCAGCATGAAGCTGACCAATAGTAGACTTCTGAAGAGCCATATTCTTTTTAGTAGTATAATTATAAGTAATAGCATCAGGATTAAGAGAGAATCTACCGGAATCTACAGTAGTTACCCCTTCAATGTCCTGAATAGTATAAAGCATAAAATCAAGAGTCTTAGAGCCATCATAATCAGGTGCAATTCTGACGTTCTTATAAGACATACCTCTACCATTATCACAGATTACAAACAGAGGGAACTTGGTAGTAGTTTCAAGAGCCTCAGCTGCACCCATAACCTGATCAAAAGTAGCAGCATTCTCAATTTTCTGCTTAGTAAATTTAACTTTTACTGATCTAGGAGTAGCATCCTGACCTTCGCCAGAAGCTTCAGTAACAACAATTTCTGCAAGAATGACAAGGTTAGCAAGAGTAGCATCCTCAGCAACAAGTCTCTTACCAAGAACTCTACCTCCAGCAGCCAGAATCTTATGAGCTTGGATTAAAGGCTGACCATGCTTAAAGAAATCAGCATTATTTCCATACATTTTCTTAAAGTCTGTATAAGTGAAATCGGTGATTTCTTCGGTACCCTTATCTGCTGAAAAGACACAAAGAAACAGAGGAAGCGATTCATTATTACTTTCTGTAACTGCATCGCTCATCAGCACTTCATGCCAATTTACTTTGGTTCCAGCATACATAAGCTGTATCCTCCTTTAAGTATAGAAATCATTTATCAATAATATTAATAATATTTTATTTTTTCTTTTCTCGTATATATTTAATTACATCATAAGAACTCTCTCTAATGGACTTTCTTTATGTCTCTTACCATTCTTCTCATCTTCAGATAATAAAACAGCAGACATTATAGATTCATCCAAATTCTCAGATGTAAGAGAAACAAATGGAGATACATATTTAGCTGCATCTTTAATAGAAATAGATTTAAAACCATGCATTTGTTTATCAATTGTCTTAGACATTCTAAAAGGTTTAGATATATCTTCAGGATCTCTACAGATTTTTGAATAGATTAAACCCATTGCTTGAGCATGAACAGAATATCCTTTAGAGTTTAACTCCATACTTTCAAAAGGAAATTTATAAAGAGAAGAATAGTCAAGATTATTTGGAATTCTACCCGTTTGAATATGTAATCTAAATAATTCAGATACATTATCTATATTCTGTTCTGTATGACATCTTGTAATGAGTTGATCACCTTTCTCAAATCTTAAAATCCTATAATTAGAAGCATCTAAATGTTCTTCTAGAGCAATATCTTTTTTCTTTTCTATAGATCTAGGTTTACAAATAAACTTAGTAGGAAAAGAAAAAGACATTAGTTTTCCAGGAGTACCATTTTTAGAGTAGATTCTATAACAGAAAGATCCAAAGAGTTCTATATAAGAACCTTGAATGCTTGCTGATGTAGATTTACCACCCTCAAAATATTCTTCTGGTATATAATATTCAAGATAACCATCCTCATTAAATAAAAGAGCGTCCCCTTCTCTTTTACTAAAAGGTGGTATATCTAAATATTTAAATTCAATCATACCAAAATACTACCTCCAAATATAGGTATTATTATGGAGTTATAATTTATAAAAATAAACTTATTTTAATACTAATGTTTCCCCATCAACTTCAGCTGTAATATATCCAATTTCAGATTTTTTAAATTCTACATTCTGTGAACCATCTATTGATTTAGTAGCTCCACCTACTGTTATACTAACAGCAGAATGTAACTTATCTGCTGTTGCAGAATTTCCTCCATAAGATGAAATAGGAATAGCTACTCCATTTGCATCAAAATAAACAGGTAATGTAGCATCACCTTTTGATGTAACATTAGTTTTAGGTTCATAATAAGTAGAAATAATATTACCAGATGAATCTTTTTCAGCAGAAGTTGCAACAGCAGTAG